GATTCGTGGTAATAGTAAAGAAATTGCGGATGTAAATAATACAAATGATTTATTAGATGTACGTAGTCGCAGTAATAGTCGCACTATGACAGAGAGTGAAGAAGCGTTGGTTCTACGTGGTCGCAGTCGCAGTAATAGTCGCAGTAATAGTCGCAGTAATAGTCGCAGTAATAGTCGCAGTAATAGTCGCAGTAATAGTCGCAGTAATAGTCGCAGTAATAGTCGCAGTAATAGTCGCAGTAATAGTCTCAGTAATAGTCGCAGTAATAGTCGCAGTAATAGTCTCAGTAATAGTCGCAGTAATAGTCGCAGTCGCAGTAATAGTATAGATAGTGGTAATGGTGATTTTATAAAAGGTAATCCTATTTTCACAAATCCAATATATCCTGACTTGGTGAACCCCATGTCTAATTCAAATAGATTCGTCACCGAACAGAAGTCTCAGTTTTGTAAGCACAAACTTTTAGCATCTTCTGAAAAGAAATTTTAGACTTATTCCCATAAATGAGCCTTCTGTTCGGCGACGAATCTATTTGAATTAGATATGGGGTTATAAAATATTTTTATCAAATTCACATAAAAATACTCATTGGGTGTTTTCAAACTTAGTATTTCACCTATCCATCGTATGTGAAATTCCTACTAGTGATTTTACACGTTTTGATTATTTTTATTGATGTCGAGAAAACGCCGTTTTAGATTTGTTTTCGTGTATAATATCGAAGTATAAACAATAAAATTGATTTATTTAAATAGTATATCGTTCTGATTATCGATATACTATTATAACTAATAAATGAACAAACTATCTATTGAACAAGAATGCGCTTTACAACAGTTTGAACAAGGTGATAACCTATTTATTACAGGAGAAGGTGGAACAGGCAAAACATTACTAATCCAGCATCTAGTTCGTTCAGCCAAATCAAATGGTCTTAAAATTCAGGTGTGTGCTATGACAGGATGCGCATCTCTTTTATTAGGATGTAACGCGCGAACAATTCACTCGTGGAGTGGGATAAAACTAGGGAAGGGAAATTTGAATGATATTGTTGAAAGTATCATTTATAATCATGTTGCCAGAAATGCTTGGAGAAATACACACGTCCTCATAGTAGATGAGGTTAGTATGATGTCAAAACGCATATTTGACGTATTAAATAATGTGGGTAAACGTGTGCGTAAATGTTATCAGAGTCCATTTGGTGGACTACAAGTTGTATTTGTAGGCGATTTCTTTCAATTACCACCTGTATCAACAAAGGAACCATTAGAGGGAGAAGATTTGTTCTGCTTTGAATCTGATGAATGGTTACAAACATTCCCATTGGAAAATCATATTGTATTGAAAACCGTGTTTCGTCAAGACGATGTAGTATTTCGCAGAATACTTGGAAACATTAGAATGGGTGATGTTATACCGGAAGATGTGGCCATTCTTAATAAATATAAAAATAGACCATTTGATTATGAAAAATATCAAGGTATTGTGCCTACCAAGTTATATCCTACAAAACATAAAGTAGATAAAGTCAACAGCGAAATGTTTCGTAAATTAGATGGAGATAGTTATACATTTCAATTTGTCACTAAAACAGATTGTAATATGTATATGGATGGAATGGACAAACATATACCATCTAATATATTATCCAGCTGTCGAAAGAACCTGACACCACAAAAAATTAAATATGAAATCGATGGACTTGTCAATAATAGTCCATGTATAAAAACGCTTGAATTAAAAAAAGGGGCAAATGTGATGTGTACTGTAAACTTAGATATGGAAAACGGTATTTGTAATGGTTCTATTGGAAAAATTATTGACTTTAAGACGGCAGAAAATAAAGTCTATCCTATTGTCATGTTTTCCAATGGAATTATAACCACCATGACTGAAAAGTATTGGCAATCAGAAGATTATCCAACCATAGCAGTAGGACAATATCCATTGTGTCTTGCGTGGGCAATGACAATTCACAAAATTCAAGGGGCAACGTTGTCTATGGCAGAGATTGATGTTGGTAGGGAAATATTTGAATGTGGGCAAACCTATGTAGCATTGTCACGCATAAAAAATCTGGAAGGATTATACCTATCTAACTTTGAACCGAATAAAATAAAAACGAATAAAAAAGTAAAAAAGTTTTATCAAGATATTCCTGAAGTAGAATACGAAGAGGAATGCGAAACAGAGAAGCATGTAAAACAAGAAACTTCGCTAAAACCTGAAGGTTACCTACAAGACGAAGATGTTAATTTTACACAATTTTCAGCACCAGCACCAGCACCAGATAAATAAGATAGGATGTCCTTGATACCATTGATACCATTAATATTACTGATACCATTAATATTACTGATACCATTGATCCTTTTATGGATTATACAGAAAATAGTAGATATCAATAAATTAATATTTGATAGCGAATTATTGGGAAATAATATTAAGTGTAATGACACAGATATAGATGAGGCTGACGACGACGATAGTATTTTTATCCTCAGCTATTTCATCTTCCTCTTTTTTTTTATTCAAATTATAATCTTTTACCGCATTTTTGAAAGATTTAGGATTTTCTACATTTCCTGTTATTTTTATATATTTTTCCAAGGTGTTAACTGTTTTATGTCGATTATCTAATAATTTTTTACGTATGGTTTCATCTTCATATTTTTTATAAACAAATACAGGAAATTTTTGTTTTATTTTGACCAATGTTTTTTTTAACTTTTCACCAAGTTCTTTAATTACTATACTTATTAATAACAACTTTTTATTTTTACACCTTTTCTTATTTCAAACGCCCATTTTGAAATGAGATTTATAAATAATTCTTCTTAATTTTTCGTGTTTTATTCTTTGGTATATATTTTTCTGGTCTTTCATAAGCACCTTTAAAAATATTTATATATTTTTCTTTCGGTATTTTGCTTATTACATTTTCAATATTCTCCTTTAATTTTAAATGTGTTAACCCATCTAATTTTTGCAATCGTGATTTTAGCATACTAAAATAATTTTCTATAGAATTGGTAAAATGTTGATACGGAACAGCATATAATATATTGTTATGTTTATTCACTAATTCTTTTATTCTTTCGTTTCTATGACTACTCGCATTATCTAATATAATTAATTTATTTCTTAATTTACTTGTAATATTTTTTTCTAAAAATTCAATTAACCTATCTGTATTTATTCCACCTTTTTCATATAAATCCCATTCTATCACACCATCAACCGAAATAGCAAATATTCCTGTATATTTTTTGAATACTTCTTGTGATTGTGTTTTTATTACACATCGTTTCCCCTTTTCACTATAACAATGATGTCTTTTTTGTAAAGATTTTATACTTGTTTCATCAATACAAATAATATCTTCTATTTTATACTTCTTTATTTCGTCATAAAATTTTTTTATATTTGCGTTTATGTCAATATCTTTACCAAATCGTTTAACTGGTTCGTGTCGTATTCTTGTAATTTTTAATGTAATATTATTATCTTTTATAATTCGGTTAATGTGTGATTTATTCAAATCTACATCAGGGTATTTATTTTTCAATAAATATAATAAATCTTCAATAGTAATAGTTTTATTTTTCTTTAATTCTTGTAATAAGAAATCAACATATTCTTTCTTTACCTTATATGCTACTGGTTTCCTATAATAAATATCAACATTACCATCTTTTTTATATCTTTCAACCCATCGCATTAGACTTCTACGAGAACATTTAAATATTTTACATACTTCTTCTTGTGTTTTATCTTCAACTAAATAATAATTTACAGCAGATAATTTATAATCATAGCTTTTACGAGACATTATTTATATTATTATAATATTATAATTAATATAAATAAGCATTTTTTAACAAGGCATTTTTAAATTAATATTATAAAAAATTGATTTAAATAAATGCCTTACATAATATATATATAAATGCAACAAATGACATATCTACAAGATAAAATAAATACGTTTTTCAAAAAAAGAAATGAAATATTTAAAAAACCACTTGAAAAAATTATAAATATTATGTTAAATAAGTGTAAATACATCAACGGAGAAAGTTTAGAGAGACATAATTGGGGAAATAATCCAATAAAATTAAAGAATATCCCAAAAAACATTAATTTACCTTCATTTGAAGAAGATTTATTAAATGCACTTAATTTAGAAGATAATGAAAAATCAATCGTAGAATTGTTATGGGGAGATATACAACTTGGAAAAAGAGTTCAAGCGTGCATAATTATGTGGATTTCGGTTCATATACTAAAAAGACCAGTTTTATACATTTTTAGAAATTTGACAATAGACCAAAAACAATTACAAGATGATATTATTGGAACAGAAAATTACAATTTTAATATTCAATTTATAAAAACATTATTTCAAGAATTTAATAATGAACTCCAAGAATATTTTGAGGAAACAAATGTTGAATATTGGAAAGATTATAAACTTCCAGAACTAAAAGATATAAATAGTAATGATATTATTAGTAAATTAAGTAATAAAGAAGCAATCAATTCAAATGACATATTTTGTTGTTTAATGAACCATACTCAGTTAGCAAAACTAAATACAAAATTTAGTGAGTATATTTATTACAATGACGAGCTTGTGAATATAACCGCATTAGTTGATGAAAGTGATTTAATGAGTCCTACATCTTCAAACGATAGAACTAATGATAATGATAAAAAAGATTCCACAGCATGTGAAATATTGCTTGCCAAAATATATAAAAAAGTAAAATACGCATTACATATTACAGGCACAGCACATTCATTGTTATATAATATAACAACAAGATTAAGCGACCATACTGATATACAAATTAAAATATCAAAGGTTCATAAAATGAAAAGGGCAAATGATTATTTTGGATTATTTAATAGTTCTATAAATTTTAACACAACACTTGTTGAATCTTGGTGGGATTATCAAGATACCGAAAATCATAAAAAAAAAACTTGTTATGATATTGTTGAAGATTATAATATTAATATAAAAAAAATAATAGAAAATTTACTTAAAAGACCTACAATTAAATATAATTCGTTATTGATTAGTGAAGAAAAAA